TGACGCCCACGCCTAGGCGAGTGGCTTGCGAGCTGAGGCTGTGGGATTTGTCGTGCGGGAACAGGGCGCGGGACATGCCGAGCGTGTCTGCCCATGCTAGCGGAGAAACGTCATAGTGCCATGCCAGTATGGCACCATCGAACGCCGTGTTCTGGCACACAACCATCTTATCCGACCAGTCTATGCTGGCAAGGGCAGCAGCTACTTCTGGTTGTGGATACCACTGCGTCGGCGCATCGCCAATCTTGATTGCTATACCGATTGTCTCGAATCTTGGATCACGTACGTACTGTTCTGTTGTTATCTTGCTTAGGCTGTAATCGCGGTCGTAGAAAGTTTCTAGGTCAAGTACGAGTGGTATCATGGTCGGGTCTAATCGTTAGACTTGCTGGCGTAACTCAATTGGCAGAGTGCTTCATTTGTAATGAAGATGTTGAGGGTTCGATTCCTTCCGCCAGCACCACCCTCTGACGTTTCTTTCGGGCCAAGTCGCGCTCGCGTCTACGCAGTAACTTGTTCTCTTCTTCACTCAGCGCACGGGTCAGTAATTGGCCGGTCAAAATCTCGCCAATTTGATCGAGCGGTGTTTTGTTCGAGTCCATCCAGCACCTCCAAGTTCTTCTCATTGATGATGAACGCCAGCCCGCCCGCTGCCTCGATCTTTTCAAGGTTGCGTAGCTGCAACTGTGTGGGCTTACCCCGGCCTGCCTTGCACTCGATACCAATGAACCTGCCGTGGCAACAAGCCAGAATATCAGGGGTGCCGTTGTTTGCGTAGGCACCCCCGATGTAGTTCACCGCGTAAGCTCCAGCCTGCTTAAGCCTAGCGTGAACCTTAGCTTTAACCTTGGCTTCAGGCGTTGCGGCCATGTTCCAATTCGATCAGCTTGTCCAGATAGTGGCGAGCTTTCTCAAGGTCTTGCACGCCGCCCTTGTCCCGGAAACGCATCAGATACTTCAGCGCGTTGCCGTCGAAGAACCCCATCTCGTTGTTCTCGATCACTTCCCACGGCTGAATTGCCAGCTTGGTGTAATGGTTGCCGCCGATCTGGAATGCGTCGAGAGCCGGCAGGGTGGGCTCAGCAACAACTTCTATGGGGGCAGACTCAGCTCGCATCCTGCTACGCACGGCATAGACCGTCACTGTGGATACGCCCAGCTTATTGGCTACCGCTGCCACTGTCAGGTTCGGGTTGCGGGTCAGAAGGGCTCGAATCTTGTCGCTCTTTGTCATGCTTGGTTCCTGCTAAAAAATTAAATTCTGAAAGAAGCTTTTGGACCTTGGCCTCAAACATATCCATACCGGCCTGCGCAAACGCTTTGTCATTCATATCGACCCCATGAACTTTGGTAGTGGTGCCCAGTGTGTCCAGTATGTATCTTTGCGGCTGTAAATGCCGTACGTGGCACAACCCATCTTTTTATTGACGAGCTGCACCTTACGCCCCACCGGGCACGTATCGATTGGCCTCCAAGGATACTCCTGATCCACTGCCGCAGCACCGTCAGAAGAAGTCTTAACAGTCATTTCTGCAACTCCTCCACTTTCCACTTAGCGTCCATCACTGTCTGCCCGTACTTCATCATCGCAAACATGATCTCTTCGTCCTCGTATTGCAGCGGGCGGTCGCCCACAAAACAGATGTGATATCCCTCGCTGTCGCGCTCGTAAAACAACAAGGTGAAGCAATACTCTTTGCCGGTGCTGTCCGTGTTCCACTGAACGATCTCAGCGGGACGGCCATCAATATCAAGATTTCTAAATTCAAGGTTCTTGAGTCTCATTCCTCTCCCCTTGCTCGGATGGCGGCGGCGTGTTGCTCGCCTGTTGCATAAAACATATTTTCCTCACACACCTTCGCACACGCCGCACGCTCTGCCGCAACCGCCTTTGCAATCGCTTCATCGGCGTCCCACGGCAATGGCGTCCCGCCTAGCCTGTAAGCCTCGTGTCTCCACAACACAGCACGCTGCTTGTGGTATTCGCAGTATTGGCAGGTCATTTCTCACCCCTTGCTCGAATGGCGCGTGCAGCTTGTGCCGTGTCGTAATGCCCTTCGCACACATCAGCACACTCCTCACGCTCGGCAGCAGCGACAAGGGCGGCGAAGCGTTCAAGTTCCTGTGGCGTAAGCCCTTGTTCGTCGTAGTGCCCGCGTATCGGCACTTCAGCTTGCTGCGCTATACGGATAATGTCGTCGCGGGTCATTCCTCACCCCCAATCCCATGCGCTCGTTCAATTGCGCGGGCAATCGCAAGTCTGAAGTTGTCATAAGAAATCTTGTAATCAACAGATCGCCACACTCGGTCAATCTCCTCATCCGTCAGCGGCTTGCGCTTCTGAGACTCTGTAGAAAAGTCAAATTCAAAGTCAGGCATGTTCCGGATAATGTTTTCACGATCACTATCCATCGCCTCTTTAAGCATTCGATTTGCTCTATGGTGTCTAGTTTCTTTGATAGATGGCCCAACCATCTCCTGCTGCACATCCGTCAGCCGCTGCATGGATGCCTCGGCAGCAGCGCCGCCATCCCAGCCGCACCGATAGCATTCGGCAAGTTCAAACGCCCTGCGCTCACGCTCGGCAGCGGCACCAGCCTCGTAGCCACGGCGGTGGTATACAGAGAACTGTTGCTCCATCGTTGCTGTTGGCACACTAATCTTTGCACCCTTGATCCATTTGGCTGCTTCCGTTGCGGCGACAAGGGCAGCGAAGCGTTCAAGCTCGTGCTGGGTCATTACGATGTAATCTGTGCGACCGAACAGGCTTTCTGGTTCGCCTGCCCCAGCATCCCGCGCCATAGCAATGATGTCATTGCGGTTCATTTCAGTATTTCCCGTTCAAGTATCGAAACAGCGTTGTCAATCTGCTCAACCAAATACGATGGAAATGCAGGTTCTCGGTACAGACCAACAGCTTCTACCGCAGAGAGCAAACGCATGATGCGCAGTAATTCTTCCTTGGTCATACATCACCCCTTATCCGTTCATACTCCGGCAACAGCGCCATCGCTTCCTCTGGCTTGATCATAATCCAGACAATCATCTTATTAAACTCAAGCGGCAGCGTGCCGTGGTCGATTTCGATGCTGCTTTTGCCGGGGATGCTGGCTTTGTATTTGGCTTTTACGGTTTCGGCCATGCGTTCTTTCTCCGCTCTGTCGTCTTTTGTCATAACATTCATTCCGAATACTTTCCATCTGGATAGCGAGTGAGTGGTTTGTTGCTCATGCGCCGCCTCTGTTCAGAGCAGATTCACAACGCCGCTGATGCTCTTGGTATTCGCGCACGCTGGCATTGTGTTTGAACATATCTCTCAGCACTGGCAACGTCACGTCAGCCATGGATTCGGTGACGTATTCAGCGTATGACCGAAACTCTGGTGAGCCCGCAGCGATTGCTTTCTGCATCCACTTGCTCACGAGTTCTTCTCCTTCAGCTTGGCTTCGATGGCTTTATGCTGGTCCGGTCTAAAGTGATCTCGTTGAATTTGCTGCCATTCCTCATCCGTCAGCCCAACCCACTCGCGGCTCGGACGCAGCGGCAGGAGCAGTTTTGATACATAAACCGAGAGGTCGCATCCCGGTTGCCACCTCGTTGCCGCCTCTTCAATGTTGTCCCAGTGGTAGGTTGTAGTGCCATCTGCGTTGATGCGACAAATTTCAGTGTTTTCCGTCATGCGTTCTTCTCCTTCAGCTTGGCTTCAATGGCGGCTACAAATTCCCAAAAATTTCTAGCTCCGCCACGCGCTTCTTTTTCGATCTCCTCATCCGTCAGACCTACCCACTCGCGGCGGGGTGGGTGGGAGTAGTACGGAATTTCTTCCAGCCCAAGCTCGCGCGCTTCTTCTGGATAAATGGCTGGCTTCTGCTCCATCTCCTGCTGCACATCCGTCAGCCGCTGCATAGCACCCTCCGCAAGCGCAGCGCGCAGACGATGAATTTCGGCCATATGCTCACGCAAAGACTCGCGCAGGGCTTCGAGTTCGCACCAGTCTTGCGTATCGGCAAGTGCCTGCGCTACTGCATCAAGTAATGTTGTCAGTGAGGTAGCCATCTTTTCGTACAGAAAGGCTCCATCCAAGAAAGCCCCGGCAAACTTTCTCGCCATGTTTTGACACTCTATTTCGCGCCCAATGTATAGATGTTGCGTTCCGTTTCCAGCTAATACAGCAAAGCGATAGAACATGCTGGTGTCAGATGGGCCAACCTTGTATCGCTCTTGCGCTATTTTTTCGATTGCCTCCCACGCCACCGGCTCAACTGTTTCCATTTCGTTGATAGTTGCTTCCATCTCCTGCGGCACATCCGTCAGCCGCTGCATAGATGCCTCGGCTATGGCGGCGCGGAGGGCGGTAATGGCTCTGCCCACACTGCGAAGTTCAGTCATGTGTAATGGCGAGTTAATGCACTCCAACGCATCAAGCGCCTGCTTCATGACTTCAATCATTTCACTTTTGCTGCGCATTCCGCGCACCTCCATCGTTTAACAGGACTCTTTGACAGCTTGTAGCCGCCGCCTTCAACTGGTCTTTCCCGCCAGCAGTTGCTGCACCACTTTTTTGG